CCCGAGCTGGGGCATTTTCTCAGAGTAGCCCCCCGCCCAACCCCGTGCTACTGTTACAGGGTTGCCGACACCGGCGACCACATCACCCTGTAACACCAATGGGATTCCTTTCCAAAAACGCCTCAGCCACCGTCTCCAGCACTGGCACCGGCGGCGGCTACCTGCAAGTCTCCAAACTCCCCGACGGCGGCAGCGTCCGCTTCGCCCTCCTCTCCGAGGAGCCCCTGGAGTTCTACGAAACCTGGGGCACCAGCTCCGACGGCAAATCCAAGCCCTTCCGCTTTGACTTCGAGCCCACCTACGAGGACGTGGTGGCTGAGATGGGCGACTTCGAGCCCCGCGAAGGCCGTGGCGGCCCCGGCACCGCCGACATCAAGTTCGCTATCGCGGTCCCGGTCTACAGCTTCGACGCTGGCACCGTCCAAGTCCTCTCCCTGACCCAAAAATCCATCCTCAAAGAGCTGGATCACATCAGCCTGATGGAGGACTACGCCGAACTCCTCGCCTGGGACTTCCAACTCAGCAAAAAGGGCTCGGGCCTCCTGACTGAGTACACCCTCCGCCCAGTCCCCCGCAAGAAAGGCGCCCAAGAGCACATTGACGCCGCCTGGCTGGAGGCCAAATCCAACGGCTTCGACATCAGCCGCCTCCTAACCGGCGGCAACCCATTCAAGGCTGCCTGATACCTACCCAACCAAGGCCCCCTTTACCGGGGGCTTTTTTAACACCATGCCACGTCTACTTGTTGCCTGCGAATACAGCGGCCGTGTCCGCGACGCTTTCACCGCCAAAGGCTGGGACGCCTGGAGCTGCGACCTGCTACCCACCGACGCTCCCGGCAATCACTATCAATGCCCAGTCGAAGACGTACTCAATAACGACTGGGACATGTTGATAGCTTTCCCTCCCTGCACTTACCTATGTTCTTCCGGTATGCACTGGACGACACGAGGAAAAAGAGACCCCCAACTAACAGAAGACGCACTCAATTTTGTGCAACTTTTAATGCACGCACCAGTGCAAAAAATAGCTATTGAAAATCCTGTTGGGGTAATCTCTACCCGTATTCGTAAACCCGATTGTTTAATACAGCCATACGAGTTTGGTCACCCCGAATCAAAAAAGACATGCCTCTGGCTCAAAAATCTCCCCGTGTTACAACCTACAAATGTATGCACAAAACCCGCCTCGGGCTACTGGGACAACCAAACCCCTAGCGGCCAGAACCGTTTAGGCCCTAGCCCCGATCGCTGGAAAGAACGCAGCAAGACCTACCCCGGAATCGCCTCTGCGATGGCATCACAGTGGGGGTAACAACTCCTTCCCAGCTACTTGCACAAGGTCGATTTTTAAGGTACTGTATGGTTGGGAAAGAGTATCTAATGGCCTCCAATACGCAAGACACCTTGGCCTCCCTAAGACGTTGGCGACTGGAGCAGGATAACTCTGGCCCATTCAGGGTCTACCGTGATACAAAAGGCACGGTCTACCACTCCGTTACTCACATACTCAAAGAAACCAGCGACAAGAGCGGACTGGAGCGCTGGGAAGCCCGCCTCGGCCCCACTGAAGCTACACAACAGCGCAACGTGGCAGCCACCAGGGGCAACATGGCCCATTCACAGGCCGAATACCTACTCAAAACTTCACAATCGCTGGCACGATCTACCGCAAACAAGCGCAATTCCATTCACTGGGACGCCAACGGCCTGGCCCGCATCCCCGCCCCGATTACACAGTGGGCCCTCAAAAAGGTCCGCCCCAACGTCCCCCGAGTCGGCTGGAGCGCCTCAGGCTACGCCCGCAGCTTGTCTGACTGGATCACCGAGAACGTCACCGAAATTTTCGCGTCCGAGTTCAGCATCCACCATCCAGCAGGATTTGCTGGAACCTGCGACGCCTTGGTCGGCCTCAAAAACAATGAGCTGGTGCTAGCCGACTGGAAGACCAGCGTCAGCCGCAAGACCAAACTCGACGACGAGGGCCTGGAGCGCCTCCCGCCGGGCCATTCATACATCGACCAGTGCGGCGCCTACAGCCTCGGCCTCAAGCACCTCACCGGCCTCCAGCCGACTGGAGCAGCCATCATCCTGGCCCGCCGCTGCGGCACCCCCAACGTCCATTCAATGTCGCTCCGCGACTTAAAAGAAGCCGAGGAGTCATTCATGACTCGGGTGGAGCAGTATTTTGCCGGCCTTGTTGACAATCAGGTTGACAATACAGCCCTGGTTAGTTGACAAACTCGGGCTTTGCCCTCGAAGCCATTCAAGCCATTCAAGCCATTCAAGCCATTCAAGTAGCAGGCCATTCACTGGGGCATCTAATACTTGGGACTGGCGCTACTGGGAATGGGAATCGTTCTCAAGCCTGGGGCGTGGCCGGCCAGTCCGCCAACGGTGTGATTCTCATTCTCAGTCTCACGGGTCTCACGCCATAGCAGCAGCAAAGCCCGGTTACCTGGGGCGATAACCGGGAGGGGTCAGCTGGGGCAGCTCAGGCCTGGCGGCGAGGTTTCGTTATCCCTGCATCCGATCGGACCTTACGGGAGGCGCCCTTGCCTGGCTTCTGTCTGTTCGCTGGAGCTGCTGGAGAGTCGCGCGGAAAAATTCCCGTAGCCTGTGGAAAAATGTCCGGCGGAATGTCGGCCCCGCCGTTGATCCTCTGGCACTGTCGCCAGTACGGGACCAGCTCCCGCCAGAGCTGCAGCGGGCCTTCCTTGCCGTGGGCAGCCTGGAGCGACAGGAGATCCTGCCAGTCCGAGGATTCCACGGTGGAACGTTCGATAGCCCAGCGGAGATCCCGAAGGTGCCGTTTTTCTAGGCGCAGCTGTTCCCGTTCCTGTTCCCGTTGCTCACGCTGGAGCGACTTGCGTTCCCGCGATGTGTTCCACTCGCCGCCGGTCAAGGCTGAGCCTCCCGCAACCATGCCTGGCAGGTCTGCACCGTGTCGGGGTCCAGCTCCTGCGGGAAGGATCCGCCTTGCAGGCACAATCCCGCCCCGGCTTCAATCTCCTGGAACGTGGAAAGGTAGTAACTGGCGCAGAGGATCCCACCACTGAAGCGGAACTCTACGACCGGTTCAGGGTGTCCGCCCCGTACCTGGCGTGTCGCAGTCAGGCGGACTTCTAAGGCGGATCCCTGGCGGGTTAACACTTGCATGGTGCCATGGCGCGGCTGTGCTCTGTGACAGTAGCAACAGCCGCAACCCCTGCAGCCACACTGTAAAGTGTTACAACAGCGGACCCTTACCAGCTGGAGCTGCGCCCATACTGGCAGAGCACACCGGCACACCCTGCCATGCGACAGATTGAAGAGAGGATGCTGGCTGCGCTCCGGTTCGGCAAGAACTGGCGCAGTGGCAATACTTCGGTTGAGTGGCACCACGCCGGCCCCACGTTCGGCGGAACGCAAGCCACCATTCGACTGCACGGGAACCGCATTGGGATTTATCAACCCAGCAGTGGAACCCTGAACATCAGCGACGGCGAGGGCTGGCGCACAGCCACCACGAAAAGCAGGCTTAACGCCTTGCTGGAGCTTGTGCCATGCCGCTGCGGTGTCAGCCAGTACAAAGGCGAGTGGCGGTTTATCCGCTCCGATGGTATGGCCGAACCCTGGCAGGGCTGGCGCGTCATCGAGTTCTGCCCCATCGCCAACACGTGGAACGTTTGACGCGATCCTTGCTGCGCTCGGCTCGCAAGCTGCTACAGTTACAAACGAGACCCCAACCCTTAGGACTCCCCCCATGATCCACTACAACCCCGAACAGCTCGCATCCTTTCCCTGGATCGTTAGCTCTGCCACGTTGCGGCTGGAGGATCTCCTGCCGTCCTACTGGTCAGCTGTCGAATCCCTGGCGCAACTGACAGGCAAGGCGTCGCCCATTGCTGCCGATACCCTCGCAGATCTTGAGAGGCTGGTCGGCGAGGATTCTAAGGAAGCCGACTGGGACGATGAGCTGGCCTGTCAGCTGCTGGAAGAACTGACCGATTGTCTGCAGGAGTTGGCGCCTTGCGGCTTCGGGTTCGGCTCGCAGGAAGGCGACGGTGCCTGTTTCGGGTTCTGGCTGTCGGAAGACTGGCAGGACGCCTTAGAGCATTTGCAGGTTGACTGCGACAATCCTGCAGACTGTGCGGTGCTTGTGTCCGAGCTGGAGCTAGACGGGATCGACCCCGACAACGTGGAAGACTCCTATCAAGGTCGCGCAGAAGGCTACAGCGAAGAACGGACTGGCGCAGACTACGCTCAGCAGCTGGCACAAGACTCTTGGCTGCCTGATGGTCCTGGCGGGGTCGGTTGGAATCGGTGGCCTGTCAGCTGTATCGACTGGGAGGATGCCTGGCGGGAGCTGCAGCTAGGCGACGGTTACCGTTTGCATGATCTAGGTGGCGGCGAGTGGTTGGTCTTCCGGTCTGTCTGAGCTGGAACCCTACCGACCAGCGGCCCGGCCATGTTGCCGGGCTTTTTAGTGGGAGCGCAGAGGGTAGCATGGGCCCATAGATTCAGTGGATCGAACAGTGCAGGAGCCCGAATCCCAGGAGCCTACGAAATCCACCACGGTGGCCAACGATGAGGCTAAGCGTTGGCGTGGTGGCAAGGGCTCGCAAGTCCGCATGGATGAGCGGATGAACTTCGCTTACTGCTGCATTCTGGAGGGTGGCACTGTTAGGCAAATCCAGCAGCGTGTGATGGATCGCTTTGCGGTGTCTGAAATCACAGCGCACAGAGACTACAAACGAGCCACCGAACTTCTAACAACAGAGCAAACAGAAACCCGTGCCGGATTGTTAAACCAAATCCAGGCATTGCGCCTTGCTACTGTTAAAAAAGCACTAGCGAAAGGTCAATTGCAGACTGTTGCAATGCTGCTTAAAGACATGGGCGCTGTGATCGGAGAAGCCGCGCCAGAACAGCAAGCCGCATCCGCTCCCATCCTGCGAGTCGAGATTGACGACAAACGCCAGGCAGATTGACACGGCGCTCTGCTGTGCAACAATACGGGAGCACTTCGGGGAATCCTCCCATGCTTCGTTTCCTGCTCCGTCCCGTCCCGTTCACTGCCGCCACGCTGTCGGCTGTGCTGCTGGCAGTCTTCGCCACTGAACTGGCGAAACAGAGCGCCCGCGCCTACGGATCCTGTCTCGCCAGGCACGGCTCTGTCGCCTACTGCCGTCTGCTGGTAAGCGGCCGCTAGTGTTACAGTGTGTGACAGTTGAGCCGCCAGGCGCGGCTCTGCTGTGCTACATTGACAGAGTCAACCACGCACACCACGCGATGACAACCATCACCACATGCGCCGCCCTGCTGCTGGCGCTGATCCTGCTCCCGCTGCTCGTGCTCTGCTGGGCTTCGGAATCTCGGCAACAACGCGCCAGGCGCTGGCGTCGCGCTGGCTGGACACAGCAGCGGATAGCTGATCGGCTCGGCTGCAGCCGCACCACCGTTCGGCGGCTGCTGGCGGCCTGACGCCAGGCCAGCCACTGCCGGGCTAGTACGGACGCACTACCGGGGGTAGGGTCCGGCGATCGGTGGGGCGTGGCGCTGCTCAGGGAACCTACTGACACATTCCCAATTCCTTCCTCTGTTACACACCGGGGGCAGGGGTCGGTTTCCTGAGGCGCTCAGACTACCGAGCCAAAAAATACGCACAGAGCAAGATATAATATGGACAGAGCAAGACATCCCGCATGTGGAAACCGATTTCCGGGTTTGAAACGCTGTACGAGGCAAGCGACACCGGCCAAATCCGCTCCCTGGATCGCATCGTTCGCTATACCCGCCGCGACGGACGCTGCGTGGAGCGCAAGTACGTTGGCAAGACCTTGCAACCTGGGTTAAACAGCCGTGGCTACGAGATTGTGACGCTCTGCGACGCCACCAACCGCCACCACACCCGCGCCATCCATCGACTGGTACTTGAGACCTTTGTCCGTCTCAAAAATCAGGGCGAAGAGTGCCGCCACCTTGACGGCAACATCCGCAATAACGCACTAAGCAACCTCTGCTGGGGCACTACTGCCGAAAACATGGCCGACAAAATTGCCCACGGAACGTGGGTAAGGGGTAGCCGCGTAGGCAACTCTCGCCTTACAGAGGACCAAGTACGCGAGATCAAGCGGCGACTGGCGCAAAAAGAACCTCACGCCTCTATTGCACTAGATTACGGCGTCACAAGAGCAGCAATCAGTGCTATCAGTGCCGGCTACAACTGGGCTTGGCTATGAGTGATAACACCATCAGCCTTCGCCACGCCCAAGGCGAGGTATTCAGCTCCCGCAAGCGTTTCCGCGTCCTAGTGGCTGGACGGCGTTTCGGCAAAAGCTACCTTTCCTGCATAGAACTTCTCCGTGGAGCTATAGAAAGACCCGGAGAAACGTTCTTTTACTGTGCTCCCACGTACAGAATGAGCAAGGATATTGTATGGAAATTACTGAAAAAGCTCGTCCCCAAAGCCTGGATCAAATCCAAGAACGAAACCGACCTCAAAATCGAACTCGTCAACGGCTCCACCATCGAACTGAAGGGCACCGAGAACGCCATGGCCCTCCGAGGCCGCA